ATTGTCTGCGGATCTGACAACTTTTCAAATTCGCTTCTCGGCCCGCAAATCCACAAAAGATTCAGAAATATAAAGCTGACAACCGTTATCATGAGAAAGTATAGCGCGGTTGGTATTAATTCAGTGGTGATGCCGGGTATTGAAATGGCAGAGGGTTCTATTTTAGGCGCTAATTCGCTTTTGACCAAAAATACAGAAGAATGGGGCATTTATGTAGGCTCACCTGCTAAATTGATAGGGTACAGGGATAAGAGCAATATAATTAAAAACAGTAATATTTTGGATAAATGTTTACGTTTCAAAAAACACAATACAAACAAGTTCAGCAAAACCGACCTTCCACCTTATGCACATTTAATTGTTGATTCAGTGGGCAGCGTGGGTAATATTGCTTTTATTGCGAATCATCTTTACTTTCACAAAGGGCGGTGCAAGGAAATTTATGTGGATATAACAGAAAATAAAAGGCTGCTCACAAAATATGAAGGTAACAGGTATGATAATGTATTGAGGCAGCGATTAATGGATTATTATGAACCTGTACAATGCTGGTGCTGTGGATTATTTGATTAAGATGCTGATATATTACATGACATAAGAACCACGATAAAACCTTTCTTTATTTTTGAAAGCAGATTGACAGATAAGATAGATGCCTTTTGCGATGCTAATAATATAAACGAAAAGACGCTTGGCGTTCACCTCAGGTTGAACGATATGAACGCGTGGCATGGGGCCGAATGGGGCATTGTTGAATACAAGCATTATTTGGAGGCTATTATACGCAATATGCCTAAATATGACAATATATTTGTTTCCTGCGATAATGAAGAAACCTTGTATAAGCTAAAAAGGGATTTAAATGTGATTCATTATGATAACATACACAGGGCAAAAGATGAAAGCGTAATCGGAACAAAGAGCCAGTTGAGGGCTATGGCTGCTGAAAAGATGGAAACGAAATTTGCATTTGAAACCCCATTTATGGATATGTTGACCCTTGCAAGGTGTGGTGGGTTAATAGGTCGCAAATACAGTAATTTTACCACGGCTGCCATTGTCTTGGGGGTTGCTGATTTTGAAAATATAGAACTACTTAACAATGACAAACTATAATTCATTCCCTTTGGGCAAAGATCACATTCCAAAATACATGGAACGTCATGAATTGCATGAGATAGCGCAATACTACAAATTTAACGACCCGCGTGAAGTGGTGACAATCTTTGAAAACGAGGTTGCTGCGTTTTCAGGGTCTAAATATGCTGTGGCGGTGGACTGTTGTACCCATGCTATTGAACTTTCTTTCAGACACTTATTAGCAAAGGCAAAAATATCAAGTTTTGATACTGTGAAAATTCCAAAACATACTTACGTTTCAGTTTATCAGACATTGCGAAGGCTTGTAGATGTGGAACTTGCTGATATTGAATGGTCGGGCGTTTACAAGTTAGGACAAGTAACAGACGGGGCTGCACGCTGGTCGCGTGGTATGTACGAAGGTGGTTTACATTGCCTGTCATTCCAAAAAAAGAAGGTTATTCCTATCGGGCGCGGTGGCATGGTCTTGACGGATGACAAGGCGGCTGCCGATTGGATAAGGCTTGCAAGTTATGACGGGCGCGACCTTACAACAGCCTATGATACACCTGAACACGTTAAAATGTTTGGTTATCACTACTATATGACCCCTGAAGATGCAGCCTATGGGCTTTTGCTGATGAAACACGTCACTTTTCAAGGTGATTCAATGAACTGGACTAATTACCCCGATTTAACGCAATGGGCAAAATAGCGTTTATTACCGGGATAGCGGGTCAGGATGGCTCTTACCTTGCAGAGTTTCTTTTGTCAAAAGGGTATGAGGTACATGGTACGATTCGCAGAAATTCAACACCAGAACACCAAGAAAGCCGTATTGCAGGGCTTGACATACAGACCTATTATTCTGATTTATCAGATGGGAATTTAGGCAAGTTACTATCAAAAATAAAACCTGATGAAATTTACAACCTTGCAGCGCAAAGCCATGTGAGGATTTCATTTGACATACCACAATACACCGGGCATACAAACGCTATCGGTGTGCTGAATATATTAGAGGCGTACCGCGAAAACTGCCCCGATGCGCGCTTTTATCAGGCTTCGAGTTCTGAAATGTTTGGAAATTCTATTGATTTAGATGGCAGACAAAGGATTACAACACCGATGCGACCTGTTTCGCCTTATGGCGCGGCCAAGTTATACGGGTTTAATATGGTTCAGATTTACAGGGATTCATACAACTTGCACGCGTGTAACGGGGTACTTTTTAACCACGAATCACCTCGTAGGGCTTCAAACTTTGTTACTTCTAAGGTAGTGAAAACAGCAGTCGAGATATACAAAGGCAAGGCTACTAAATTAGAGTTAGGCAATATGGATTCAAAGCGCGACTGGGGTCACTCAAAAGACTATGTTAGGGCAATGCACGCGATATTAAACCATTCTGTTCCTGCTGATTGGGTTGTGGCTACTGGCGAAACGCGGTCTGTTCGTGATATGTGCGAATATGTTTTCAATAAATTAGGTATGGATTATCGGGATTATGTAGTGCAAAATCCAAAGTATTTAAGACCTAATGAACTGAACTTATTGAAAGGTGATTCGCAGCCTATCCGCGAAGTCTTGAAGTGGAAGCCCGAATACACATTTGAAACTTTAATGGATGAAATGATTGAATCATGGATGCAGTTTATCCGTTAGGTGATGGTTCGCTATGGGAAAACAACGAGATAAAGTATTCAGTTGCTTTATTGAGGCAAAATGCGCCATGGATTAAAAATATTTACGTTGTTGGCAAAAGTTCACCAGTTGGGGAGTTAATAGAGTTTACAGAAAACCAAGCCCCGGCAGTCAATATATGGCTCAAAGGATTAGAGGCTTGTCTGGATAAGCGCGTGTCAGATCCATTCCTATTTATTAATGATGACCATTTTATCATTAAGCCCATCCCAAAAGAATATCCTGCTTATTACACTTATCCTATTAAAGACTACCCTTACAAAAAATATTCATTCGGTGGGCAAGAAGTTGAACACCCCTACCAGAGACTTGTAAAAAGAACGCATGATATATTAGGGGATGTTTTATTTTATCAACCCCATTGCCCATTTATTGTTTACAAAGATTTGTATTTAGCAACCATGAAGCGGTACGAAGATTATATTTTTTCAGATTGTGGATTGCTTGTCAAGACGACATATTTTAAAGGGGCTATGGGTGTTCAGATGGATGACTATAAAACAAAAGAACGCGACACTTTGGAAATGATAGAATACAACACAAGAGATAGACATATATTTTCAACCTGCGCTGATATATCAGAGGGCGCGAAGCAGTATTTGCAAAAAGTAATAAAATTATAGTTTTACAGTTGCGAAATTCGCAAACGTGGGTCTATTCGGTTTTGTAACCAGAAAAGAGGCTGAAATGGAAAAACGGCTGGCCGTAATGGAAAGCCAAAGGAGTTCAACACTTCAAAATCCATCGCAGGAACTTATCAATGCTTTATCCGCAATAGGATTGTGGGGCAAAGGAACAGAGGCGGGGGTTGTTGTTGACGACAAAGCTACGCTTGGGCTTGCTGCTTTTGCGCGTGGGCTTTCATTAATTTCAGACGGTATTGCTTCTATGCCTTTAAAGAGGTATTCCAAAGTATCTGGAAATCGTACCGAAATAGAAGATGATTTAGTAAGACGGCCTAATCCATGGCAAACGACCTTTCAATGGGTTAAATACATGGCTGTCATGCAAGCGGCACGCGGTAACGCTTACTCAAGGCTTGTTCGTGACCAATATTCCCGCGTTACAATGACCATCCCAATACACCCGCGCTATGTTAAGCCTGTCTTGGTGGATAATGATTTGTTTTATCGCGTTGAGTTGCAAGGCCATCCCAAAGTAGTACACTACTCAGACATGATTCACTGGAAAGGGCTTTGTTATGACAATGCCATTGAGGGGATAAGCCCGATTGAATACCACGCACAAACATTGGGTATAGATATTTCAGCAGAAAAAAGTCATGCGCGGTTTAATAAGGCAGGTGCTAAAAAGTTTGCAATTACAGGCGAATCGGGCAAGGTAATTTCGCCAGAAGCGAAGTCAAGCCTTAAACAGGACATTGAAGACGTGTTGAATAATCAAGCTAATTCACTTTTGATTCCCAACGGACTTAAATTAGATTATCTTACTACAACACCCGCAGAGGCGCAATTTCTTGAAACCCGTAAATATAGCGCGGTGGATATTGCCCGCATTCTCAATGTTCCGGCTTCAATACTTGATGCTGATACAGCAGCGAATAAGGCATCAGTCGAACAGGATGCTTTGAACTTCTATACTTTGACCCTGCACCCAAAAACAACTGATTTCGCACAAGAATTAGACTATAAACTTTTGACTTCACCTGATGAATATTACAAATTCAACTTTAATTCATTATTAAGGGCAGATGCCAACACCCGTGCGGATGTTTACGGCAAATTGCTGGCTTTGGGATGGAGCAATAACGAAATAAGGTCTTTGGAAGATGTGAATGGCTTTGAGGGTGGGGATGTAAGGCGTACAGCTTTACAGAACATTCCTATTGACATGGAACATGAATACTACGAAGCCAAAATAACAAGCATGGAAAAAGGACAAACAAACAATCCCACGGGGGATAATAACAACACACAAAACTAATGGAAAAGAGATTTGAAACACGCGAACTGCCAACCCTTTACACAAGGGCAAAAGTAGGTTCTATTGATACCGAAAAACGCACGTTTGACGTAGTATTTGCAACCAACAGCGAAGTACCCATGTGGAACTTTGACCGTGGTGCGCATTTAGAAATACTGGACATGAATCCCGAAAGTGTAAGGCTTGACAGGATTAATTCAGGCGCACCGCTATTGGACAATCATGACAGCTATTCTGGTACACGTGCTGTACTTGGTGCGGTTGTAAAAGGAAGCGCGAAGGTTGATGGTGAACGCGCTACTGCCACTGTAAAAATGAGCAAAAGGCAAGACGTGGAAGGTACGTGGCAGGACATTCAAGACGGGATTCTTTCAACTATTTCTGTGGGGTATTCTGTTCACAAGGCTGAATTAATAGATAGTGAACGCAAAGTTTACCGCGCTACCGACTGGACACCTTTTGAAATTTCTATTGCCCCTATTCCTGCTGACACAGGCGCAACCATACGCGAACAAGCTGTAAAAACAGAGGCACAGATAGAGGTTATTGATGAGGTTGTAACAACCGACCTAACCGACACAAACGAAGACTTTACAAGGGATTATGATTACATAATGACCTTGCAAGCAAGATATAAAAATTACTAAACAAAATGGATAAATTAACACAACTCAGAAAAGAACAAGGCGACATTCAAAAGAAGATTGACGACCTTGCTATTGCTTTGGACACCGAAAAACGCGGATTCAGTGAAGCAGAAAAAACCGATTTGACAACATGGAAAGCACGTCTTTCTGAAATCGAATCAGAAGCAAAACCTTTGCAGGAATTACAGGAAATGCGCGGTAAAGCCGTTGCCCCTGTAACTTTTGGAACTTCAAAACCTAACGAAGAAAAAAGAGAACTGGCAAAATACTAAATCAATGAGGTATTGAAAGCCCGTATCAATAACACTTCTTTGACAGGTCGTGAAAAAGAATTTGCACAAGAGGTTCAAAAAAGAAATGTAGGCTCAGGCGTTCCATCTGGTGGCGAATACGCTATTCCTGCTGAGGCAATGATGAAGCGTGATTACACTGCCACAGGTACAACTACCGAAACCTTAGACCAAGGTGGACAGTTGATTGAAACCTTGAAGCCCGGTCTTATTGAAGCCCTTGCCCCTTACATGGTGCTTGACCAATTAGGAGTACGTAAACTTTCAGGACTTTCAGGAAACTTGGAACTTCCAAAAGAATTAACCAAACCTTCCGCATCATGGGCAACTGAAACAGGCGCGGCTGGAAGTGTTGCAGGTTTGTTTGACACCGTAGCACTTAGCCCAAAAAGACTCCCTGCTTACATCAACTACACTATGCAAATGTTGGCACAGCCTAACCTTGCAATGGAAGGTTATGTTCGCAATCGTGCAAGCGAGGCTATCGCATACGCGGTTCAAAAGGCTGTAATTCAGGGTACAGGTTCAAGCAATCAACCTACCGGACTTATCACAGCACTTCTTGCAACAGGTACAGCAACCACAGGCGGTTCAGTTGTTGAATCTGCTGCTGCTTTGGACTGGGATACCGTAGTTGATTTGGAGGCTGCCGTGGATTACCAGAACGCAAACATGGGAAAATTAGGCTATCTCACCAACTCATTGATGCGTGGTGCAATGAAAACCACAAAGAAAGATGCTGGTTCAGGCATATTCCTGTGGGAAGGTTACAACAATGACACCCCTGTAAATGGTTACAAATGTGTTGTAACAAATGACGTTCCTACAACCGTTGGTTCTTCTGTTTCAAATGGTACAGCATCACCATTAATTTTTGGAAACTTTGACCACTTGGCACTTGCTAACTGGGGCGATGTTTATGTAGATGTTGTAAACGCAAACGCTGGTTCAGGTTACTATCAGATTGTAATCAATACTTTCTGGGATGTGGCTGTATTGCAAGCTAAATCATTTGCGATAGTTGCCGACATCACATTGAATACTTCATTCGGCTCATAATCTGATTCTTTCATCCTCACGCCCCGCTGCCGTAAATGGCGCGGGGTTTTGAGGTGAATGCAAGTTAAGGTTAAGGTTATTGGTAACGCTTGGGGGCTTTTGGGTTTACTGTGGCACAAAGGCAAGGTCGCTAACGTAGATGAAAAACAGGCTGAGTTAGGCGAACAACTTGGAGTTTTTGAAATACTTGAACGCTATGAAAGACCATCAATACCTGATACCGTAACTGCAAACAAAGCAACTAAACCAAAGAGTGTTAGGTAAAAGAATTATATCATACATTGATGCACCTACCGAGGTGATTGATTTAGATGTTGCAAAAAAACATTTAGAAATCATCCGCACGGATCAGGATGCGCTTTTGAATTTATATATAGGTTCGGCAATAACCGCGTGTTCTAATTACTTGGGGTTTTCAATTCGTAGGGCTATTGTGGATTACTACTTTAACGAGGCATCACAAGGCACGCGCATCAATGAGTTAGTTAGGTAGCCTAATTTTCCCATGTTTGCGTTCTGGTAATCAACAGCAGCTTCCAAATCCACAACGGTATCCCAATCAAGGGCAGCCGCAGATTCAACAACTGAACCGCCTGTGGTAACTGTACCAGTTGCCAGGTGCTCCTT